TGATGCAACACATCTTGCAGAATTAAGATAATTTGTTTTGTTTATTGTAATTGCTTCATAACCCTTATCTACAAATGGTAAATCTAATCCTTTACCAGACCCATCAGCAAGGTTTGTTCCAGATACAGTTCTCATTGATGCAGTAACATTAGTTCCAGGAACAGTTACGTTATGGATCATTGGTGCAACCATTTGGAATGGTATATTCTGAGATGCATGTATGTGATATCCACCAGTAGATTTAGTTTCATTAAATTTAATTGGTGGGAAACTAGAAGCAGTAGTAGAACTTCTATCAATTGAATATACTTCATTAGCACCAGAGGTGTTACCAGTTTGATCTAACTTAAGTGTATAATGATCAAATGATATAGGTCTTGGTTCAGTATCAGTAACATTACTCATTAAATGAGTTTTATTAATTCTACTTAATGA